TATTAAAGAAGGTGAAACAGTTACTAAGTATTGTGTAGAGATTAAACCATATAAGCAAACTCTACCACCTACAACCAAGTATAAGAAGAAGAGTAATCTTATATACGAACAGAAAGCTTACGTCACTAATCAATGTAAATGGGAAGCTGCTAAGAAATACTGTGAGGGAAGGGGTTATAAATTTTTAATCCTTACAGAACGAGAGATTTCATAGCCTGTTGACATAAATATATGTATGTCACTTAAACTTAATCTTGTATGTGAGAACCCAGCGTTCGACGACCAATTCGAGGTCATCGAAGAGCAGACCAACAAGAACAGCCCATCTAGTCTTTTTATTAAAGGACCTTATATGATGGCTGAAGATGTAAACCGCAACAAGCGTGTTTATCCTCTTGATGAGCTTGAGCGTGAAGTTGCCGTTTATAACGAAACTTTCGTAAAGCCAGGTCGCGCGATGGGAGAACTTAATCACCCAACAACAGCCGATGTTGACCTCGAAAGAGCATGTCACATGGTTACAGAACTTACTCAAGACGGTAACGTCTTCTATGGTAAGTCTAAAGTACTTACAACACCTTGCGGTCAGATTGTTCGTGCGTTGATCAATGATGGTGTTAAAGTTGGTATGTCTTCACGTGCTCTTGGTAGTCTTGAAGAAGGTTCTAATCACAATGTAGTACGTAACCTTAAGCTTGTTGCTGTAGATTGTGTTGCTGACCCATCCTATCCAAAAGCTTTCGTTAATGGCATTCTTGAGTCCAAACAATGGGTACTTGCTGAGAATGGTAAGTATGAAGAAGCATATGACCAGTTCGAAAAGAGTGTTGGTAAGCTTCCAAAGAAGGAAGTTGAGAAATATCTTTTAGAAAGAATCATGGGATTCATTAACAAGATCTAGATTTTTAACAAAAACTTAATAAATAACTGTATGTCTGAGGAACAAAATCAAGAGTCGTTAGAGAGTCTTACTACAAAATCGAAAATAGTTAAGTTTATTGACGCTATTTCTGACGAAAAGTACGCATCAGCTAATAAATATTTACAATCAGCTGTTGACGACAAACTCGAAGATCGAATCCGTCAGGCGGCAGAAAAACCAATCTTTAAATAATATGAACAAGGAAGAATTACCTAAAGAAATCGAAGAGGTTCTCACCAATGAGAGTGTAGAAGCTATCGAGACAGCATTCAAAGAGAAGCTTGAGCTTTCTGTTGAAGCTGCACTTACACAGCAAGACGAAATGTATGCAGAGAAGCTTGAAGAGCTTGTCGGTAACATTGACAAAGATCACGCCGCTAAAATGGAGCAGATCGTTGAAGCTGTTGATACGAACAACGCCAAGAAGCTTAAGCAAGTAGTCACTAAGTATGAGACTGAGCTTAACGAAGGTGCTGTTGAATTTAAGGAGACTCTCGTTGAGTCCATCTCCAATTACCTCGAAGAGTATGTACAGGAAGCAATTCCTACAGAAGCAATCGAAGAAGCTACTAAGAATTCAGAAGCTTACAACGTACTTGCTAGCCTTCGTAACACACTTGCTGTTGACTCTTCGCTCATGGCTGAAGGTGTTAAGACAGCAATCGTTGAAGGTAAGAATGAGATCGACCAGCTTAAAGCTGAAATCGCAGAACTTAAGTCCAATAACGAAACACTTACTGAAAGCTACAATGACGCTAAGAGCGCTGCTTTCCTTGAGAGCCGTTGTGCTAAGTTCAACGATAAGAAGTCTGCTTATCTTAAGAAAGTTTTGAACGATAAGTCTCCACGATTTATCGAAGAGAATTTCGAATATACTGCTCGTCTCTTTGACCGCAAGGAACAAGAGCAACTTGAAGTTATTCGTGAGGAAGCCATTAGCCAACGCACTGTGAAGGCCGATGCTCCAAAACCAGTTGTTGTGGAAAAAGTTGAACCTAAGTCTGCCGGTAATCCATATTTAGATGGATTGAATAAGATGAAGTAATACTTTTTGTATATACAATGAGGTGCTAGTCACCTGAGTTACTTGGGCTTGACCCATGAAGGTTGAAGAAAACAAAAAATAAAAACTAAAATATATTATGAATAAACCACAATCATTTATTGATAAAGATCGTGCTGATGCTCTCTTGGAAAAGTGGGCTCCAGTACTTGACTACACATCTGATAGCGTTGCCGCTATCGAAGATGCTCACACCCGCCTTAATACTGCGGTACTCTTGGAAAACCAAGAGAAATGGTGCCTCGAGGAGAGTAACACAGCTGGCCCTGGTGGCGCGCTTGGTACTGCTGCTGGTGGCAATTTCGCTCCTAACGCTTCTAACTCCAGTGATAGCTACGCTTCTGGTGATCAGCGCCTTCCTAAGGTTCTTATCCCAATGATTCGTCGTACTTTCCCTGAGCTTATCACTAACGACATCGTTGGTGTTCAGCCAATGAGTGGTCCTGTTGGTCTTGCTTTCGCTTTGCGTTATGCTTACCAATCCCAGGAACTTGGTTCTGGTATCGACGGTTCTTCCGCTGCTACTGGCCAAGGTGGTCACAAAGGTGGTTATGCCGGTACAGCTGACAATGCTGAGCTTGGTTACCAACTTCTTGACACTCGTTTCACTGGTGCTTCTTCTGACGACCTCGTTGGTGATGCTGACTACTGGAATTTCTCTGATCAGGACAAAGGTGTTGCTAACATCCTTTCTGCTTTCGAAATCACTGGTAACATTCCACAGGTTGAAGTTAAGTTCGAAAAGACTGCTGTTGAAGCTGGTACACGTCGCCTCGGCGCTCGTTGGTCAGTTGAACTTGAGCAGGACCTTAAGAACATGAACGGTATCGACGTTGATGCTGAGATCACAAATGCTATGTCATATGAGATCCAAGCTGAGATCGATCGTGAGATGCTTATGCGCATGATTCAGTCCGCTCTCGGTGCTGGCTTTGGACCTGGTTTCTCCGTATGGAGCCCAGCTTCTGCTGACGGCCGTTGGTTGGTTGAGCGTAACCGTGACTTCTACCAGCGCTTGATCGTTGAAGCTAACCGCATTGCTGTACGTAACCGTCGTGGTGCTGCTAACTTCATCGTAGCTACTCCACGTGTATGTGCTATCCTCGAGATGCTCCCTGAATTCCAGTGGGTACCTGTTGCTGGTGACATCAATACACAGCCAGTAGGTATTGCTAAGGTTGGTTCACTCGGTGGTCGTTTCAACGTTTATCGTGACACACGCACTGAAGTACAGAATGGTAACTTCGGTCAGTCCGGTAAGTACACTGGTGGCGACACTGGTATTGAGTACGCACTTCTTGGTTATAAGGGTCCTGAGTTCTACGACACAGGTATCATCTATTGCCCATACATCCCAGTTATGGTTCAGCGCACAGTTGGTCCTAACGACTTCGCACCACGTGTAGGTCTTCTTACTCGTTACGGCGTTGTTGACAACATCTTTGGAAGTAATCTTTACTACCACGTTGTTATTGTACAGGGTCTTGGTACTGAGTTCCAGCCTGGAGCTAAGTCCGTATACTTCTAGGATAACGAGGTTTAAGACCTCATCCTATTATTAAATTAAACCTAGAGCGGGTCCAGAAATGGACCCGTTCTTTTTATGTATACTGCTAACTATTAGATTAAATATTATTACCATGGAAAAGAAACAAACCCCTAAAACAGATGACACGGAAGTTCTTAGTCCGGTTGTTGAAGAAAAGAAAGCTGACAAAAAAGCAGCTAAAGCGGCTGCTGAGGCAGCTGTAAAGAAGGCAGAAGAGAAAGCAGCTAAAGATGCTGAAGCTGAGCGCATTCGCTTGCGTAACCTCGGCTACATTTAAGCCTTACACACAATTAAAACATAAAGAGAGCAGTGGGGAAACTCACTGCTTTCTTGCTGCTCAGACGTTGTCTAAGCCTATTTTACCGTAATCTACTGTATATTTATATATGTAGAATTAACCTTCTAGCTCCTTAACTCTAGCTTCAAGCTCTTGTACTGCTTTAACTAGGATAGGTACGATATAATCAGAGTTAAGACCTAACTGCTCTGGGTTACCTTCTGATACAATAACCTTATCACCGTCTTCTGTCTCTTGAATGTCCTGTGCGATAAAGCCATAACGACATACACCATCATTAGCAGATGAAGTACGAGTCTTTCTATACTTGAAAGCTTTAGGTTTAAGATCACCAATGAACTCTAAACCATGATTAAGGTCTGTAATGTCTGTCTTATCACGTTCATCTGAAACTGCTGTCCAAGCAACCTGTACACAAGCTGCTGTAATAGAACTACTACCAAGCTTAATTGAGTTAGCACCACATGAGCAAGCATTATAACCAATAACAATACTATTACTATCATTGTTATCTTTACCACGTGTATTACGACCAATATAAACACTATCACTTGTAGCTGAGAGTGTTGTACAACCATTAGCCCAATATGTACCAGCATCAGCACCAATAGCTATAGAGTAGTTACCAGTAGCACTACTACCCATAGCGTTATGTCCTAGAGCTGTATTACCAATACCATTAACGTTAGATTGAAGTGCACAC